CCCTTGGTTGCCACTCAGATTTAATTCTGTAGATGGAGAACCATATGGACGTGGCAGAGTAGAAGAGTTTATGGGAGATTTAAAATCTCTTGAAGCTTTGATGCAAGCTCTTGTTGAAGGTAGTGCAGCTGCTGCGAAAGTTGTTTTCACAGTCAGCCCCAGCTCTACAACAAAGCCACAGACATTAGCTGCTGCTGGTAACGGAGCAATCATACAAGGTAGACCAGATGATATTGGAGTAGTACAAGTTGGCAAGACTGCTGACTTTAGGACTGCATTTGAGATGGCAATGCAATTAGAGAAGCGACTATCAGAAGCTTTCTTGATTCTCAATGTAAGGCAGTCGGAGCGTACAACGGCTGAAGAAGTCCGTATGACGCAGATGGAATTAGATCAACAATTAGGTGGCTTGTACTCATTACTTACTATTGAGTTCTTAGTACCTTACCTGTCTAGGAAACTAATGGTATTCCAGAAGTCTGGAGAGATACCACAAATTCCTGGAGACATGGTTAAACCTACAATTGTTGCCGGTGTCAATGCTCTTGGTCGTGGTCAGGATAGAGAAAGTCTTATCCAGTTCATGACAACTATTGCTCAGGCAATGGGACCAGAAGCAATGATGCAATATATAAATCCTGAAGAAGCTATTAAACGTTTAGCAGCTGCACAAGGAATAGATGTTCTTAATCTTGTGAAGAGTATGCAAGAAATACAACAGGAAAGACAAGGTGCACAACAACAAGCTATGGACATGCAGCAACAACAGCTACAAGTACAAGCTATGAAGACACCTATGGCTGACCCAACCAAGAACCCTGCACTAGCTCAGCAATTAGCTGAAGGTGGAGGAGGAACACCACAACCACAAGCAGCTGATCTACCTACAAATAATTAATACATATGTCAGAGACATTAACAATGGATGAAACTCAGGTCGACCAACCTGAACTTACTCCAGAAGAACAAGATTCCCTCCAAGTTGGAGAGGAGCTATCAGCTCAGCAAGATAAACTCTTAGCTGGCAAATATAAGAATGCAGAAGAGCTAGAAAAAGCTCACTTAGAACTGCAAAAAAAACTAGGAGAAAAATCCGCAGAACCTAAAGAGGAGACAGTAGATGAAAAGCCAGAAGAAATCAAGTCCGAAGAAAAAGAAGACAACAAAAAGTCCGAAGAAAATAAAGTACTAGATGAACTTTGGAATCAAAGGGAGAAAGGATTTAGTGATGAAGCTTTACAGAATCTAGCTAAAACAAATCCCGGAGAACTTGCGAAAGAATATCTTCGCTACAGAGAATCTCAACAACCTAAAGGATTATCTGATAAAGATGTTACTGACCTAAAGAATGTAGCTGGCGGTGCAGAGAAATACGATCAGATAGTTGACTGGGCAACAAAGAATCTCAGTGAACAAGAGCAAAGTATGTATGACGCAGTGGTGGATCGTGGGGATCCGCTTGCCTGTTACTTTGCACTACAAACTGTTATGGCTAAGTACGAAAACGCAGTAGGCGTTGAAGGAAAAATGATAACAGGTAAACCACCAACCCAAAACGGAAATGTCTTTAGAAGTCAAGCTGAATTAGTACAAGCTATGGCAGATCCTAGATATGAGAATGACCCTGCTTACAGGCAAGACGTTATACAAAAACTAGATAGATCTGGAGTTAACTTTTAATGCAGACTAAAGACCTAGACAACTTATTAAACAACTATCCATACGAACCACCAACAAGGATTATGACTAATCACAACCACGACAATGACCAATGGCACATCGCTGAAGAGACAAATGGTAGGTTTGCCATGCTCGGCTTTGTTGCTGCACTTGGTGCTTACGTCCTTACCGGTGATATCATCCCCGGCATCTTTTGATCCATACAATTGGAAGATGAGTTGCTTTGATTTTCTCGAAGCAAGATACAAATTGATACTTGATGAGAGTTTACCTTTGAAAAACAAGATGAACCTCATCAATTTTTTCCTCTCCAAAGTGGACGAGGATTGTTCAAACATTCATTTAAATTAATCACATGGCTGCAATCTCATTACAAAGAGACACTACAACCAATTGGGAAAAGTTTTGTAACTGGGTAACAAGTACAGACAATCGCCTATACGTAGGTTGGTTTGGAGTGCTAATGATACCTTGCTTACTGGCTGCTACTACCTGTTTTATTCTCGCCTTTATCGCTGCTCCTCCAGTGGACATCGATGGCATACGTGAACCAGTTTCCGGTTCCTTAATCTATGGAAACAACATAATATCAGGAGCTGTCGTCCCCTCCTCAAACGCAATCGGACTACATTTTTACCCTATTTGGGAAGCTGCAACCATGGACGAATGGTTATACAACGGCGGACCATATCAACTTATTGTCTTTCACTTCTTAATAGGAGTAGCATCTTATGCAGGGAGACAGTGGGAACTTTCATACAGACTTGGAATGAGACCTTGGATCTTTGTTGCTTACATGGCTCCAGTGTCAGAACGAATCACAGAACTACGGCTATAAGTTTGGTCAAGATAACGAGACTTATAACATAGTTGCTGCACACGGATATTTCGGAAGACTTATATTTCAATATGCTTCATTCAACAACAGCCGTTCGCTTCACTTCTTCCTTG